TAACCGTGGTCATAAATACTGCTATGGAGCCTTTTACAATCACCGGCATGTTGACTAAAGATCAGTGTGCTGACGTTATAACACAATTACCAGATAAGAAAAACAATCTAGATGTTCGCCACCGTAATCTTGTTCCTGGCAAATGGACCGATACCAAATGGAGTAAAACTCGAAAACAATTTAACACTCACCGGGTACGTTTAGAACAGGATTTAGCAGAGCATGTTAGCAGTTTAATTAAACCACTAAGCATAGAATCAGAAGCAATTACGATATCAAAGAATGATGCTTTCTATGTTAATTATTATAGCAAAGGCGAATGTGCTAGTAAGCACATAGACCCCACAAAGTATACAATATGTATTGCTCTTAATGATGACTTTGAAGGTGGAGAGTTTTTTGTTAATGATACACCTGTAAAATTAAACACAGGCGACGGTGTTATTTTTTTAGGTAACACTACACATGCTGTAAGCGAAATACTGTCTGGGTCTAGATGGAGTTTATGTATCTGGGTTTTCAGGTGAATCTTTAACGCCTTCACGTAAGATTTTTGAACCACCTACTCGAACGTTGATAATACCATTATAATAGTCATCACGCAATAATACTTTTCTTTCAAATTGTTCTCTTGCTTCTATATAACTAGCAACGCCCCTGCTAGGACAAAAGTACAAAATCTCTCTGGTAAATTTATCTTCACCTAGTGATTCTACATCTTCTTTTAAATTGTCTGAACTGCCCCAGTAAGTTTGCCAATCTGATTCCTTGGTGCCTCTGCGTTTGTTCTTTTTGCCTTTCAGCGGAGGCTTGGTTGTTTTAAACTTTGCTAGTTTCTTGCCAACATACTTTTTGTCATTTGTATTGTTAGTAATTAGATATACAAATGCTTCGCAATCTTGCGGAAGTGTTTCTACAGTTTTACCGTTATATAACCAATCAGCCATTGTTATGCCTCGACATACTCTGTGTCCGTGTTATAACTAGTAAAGCCTCCTTCCTTGATCACATACAATACATCGTTAACTCTGCCACTTAGTTCTTCTCTGTGTGATATAAGCATAATGTTTTTGTTTTGCTCTCTGCTCATTTTCTTAAGTATACCTAACGCATTCTCGACACCTGTGGCATCTAGACCACTATCAATAAGTTCGTCAATACACAAGAAGTTCATTGGGTGATTAAGACTTTCAAATATGTCACGGAATGCCCAACTTAAACTTAGTATAAGTCTATTACGTTCGCCTCGGCTTAAATTATCAAAGTCTAAGTCTCTGCCGTACTCGGTGATCTCTGTACTTAGATCGCTGTTAAACTTAACGTCATGCGGTAAGCCAATAGCATCCAAGTAGTGTGCTAGTCTGTGATTCAAGTAAGCAATGTTTTGATCAATAATACGTCTTCTAATAAAACTATCTTTACTTGTTAGTAGTTTATATAAAAACTCTTGATGGTCTTTTAGTGCTGTGAGTTCATTGATAATATCCCAACTAATTTCTTGTATACCAGTTTGTCTCATAGATTCAATTTGTTCTATGTAAGGATTTTCTTCGCTGTGCTTTGTGCTTATGCTGTCTATTAAGTTATCAACGTTGTTACGGTGTGTTAGTGCTTCTTCTAATGTTTTATAAAACGTACTGGGTCTTTCTTCGACTGGTCCAAGTGTTTCTATGCCATCTTTTAAATCTTCTTCTTTAATAGTTAAACCCGTGAAGTATTCTTTTTCTTCTACTATCTTGGTTTCTAAATCTTTTGTGTATGCTTCGTGTGTGTCTAAATGTGCTGTACCTTGTTCACATGTAGGGCATACGCCTTCCTTTGCTTTAACTAAGTTAGCCTCTAGTTCGCTTAGTTTAGTTTTACTTCTTTTAAAAGAGTTAAGTGTGTTTGTTAAATTGTTAGATAGTATGTTTAAATTTGCTTCATGGTCTTTGATAACAACTAATGTGTTATGCTTTTCAACTTCGCTGTCAATATCAATTTCTTTTAGTTGCTCTAACGCATCTGCCATTTCGTCTAGTTTAACAGACTTGTTTCTTTCCCAAGCATTGCTACGACTTTCTAGTTCTTTAATATTTTTGTCCATACGCTCATTGCTATCTTTCATAGCACTAATACGGAATTCTTCTTCTTTGATACTATCTCTAGTGTCCTTCATTCTGTCTTTTAGAATTTCTGCTTTTTGCGAAAGTTCTTGAATACCTAACAACTGCTCTATCATATCTCGTTGGTCGTTATTCTTCATACCAAGGAAAGGTTCAGTGTAAGTGTTTAGAGCAACAATGTGCTTAAACATTTGATGACTAAAGCCAATAATTTTTTCTATTTGCTTTTGGGTTTCTCTGCTATCGCCTTGCTGTTCTTGATCTTCCTGTTCTGTGCCATTAACAAATAAACGTAACACATTAGGACGTCTTCCTCTTTCTATACGATACTCTATACCGTTAAGTTCAAAGTCGCAGGAAACAATCATGCCTTTGCCGTTTGTTTTGTTAATTAAATTATCACGTCTAATGTTAGTTAGTGCTTCTCCGTAAAGAGCATAACTTAAAGCATTAATAATTGTTGTTTTACCTGTACCGTTTCTACTGCCATCTCCACCTAGGTCTAGGTTATTGCCTAATACAAGAGTTAGGTGCTTGTCGTCAAACCGGACACCTTGGACGTTATTACCAACGCTCATGAAATTTTTCACACTGATGTTTTTTATGTTTAGCATATTATAGGTTCTGGTAAATGTTAATAAGTTTATCAGTGTCTACAGTACTGCTTTCAATCGTTTGTAATTGACTGATAACAATTTGTTCAACACTTTCGAAATGTATTTCGCCTGCTTCGTATTCTTCTTCTACTTCTTTGACCGGTACAAGTTGTATTTCTCTACACTTGTATTTTTCCATAAAGTTTTCTTTAATAAAAGATGCTTCTTCGTAACTGATGTCTACATCTAATTTGATTCTAGCATACGTTGTATTACCTAGGAAATTACCCGGGTTATCAATAAGTTCTACTAAGCCGCATGTAACATACTTTGGACAGTCAGGCCAATTAACAAACTGCGGTTCTTTGTCCCACTCGAGGAACATGTATCCTCTGTCGTTGTCCTGTGCGTCTGCGTAATTGTGTGGGAACGCATTACCTATGTAATGTATGTTATGATTGTATTGTCTTTTATGAAAGTGTCCTGTAAATACATATTCAGGTTTGTCTAGCATACTTGCTGTAATACCACCGTGATCTGGCATTTCTACCATGGCATTCATTTTAAAGAACGGCAACTCAAAATGACCAAACATATATTTACAATCTATCTTTGCTACCTTCTTGTGTTCACTGCCTACAAGCCATGGTATGATTGATACGCCTTTCTCTTCAAATATTTCATCTACCATAATAAAGTTAGGTAGATCACGAGCAAACTCTATACTGTTAAGTTCTCTTTTATCTCTATAATATAAATCGTGGTTGCCTGTAATGAAATATACTTTTTCAAATGCGTCATTGAGTTTTTTAAGATCTGTTAAACTAGCATTCATAGTAGCAATATTAATACTTGCTCTGTGATGATGCCAGTCACCTAAAAAGAAACAGGTTTCTGCTTCTCGAAGTTTTGCTTCAGTGATAAACCAGTCTACAAAGTTATTACAGTCTTTTAAATGCTGGTGGCTGTTTTGTTTTAAGCCATAATGTATATCTGTAAAAACTGCGGCTTTATCAAATAGATTATCAGTCATTTTTTTCAGCACTCTCCGAATTTGCTTCTCTGAGTTGTTTCATCGCATTTTCGTGTGCTATTTGCCTTCCATAACTGGGCAAATGTCCAGAGTCAATAAGTATATCGTCTCTGATGTTCTGGTTTCTCTTTTCAATATTTAGAACCCTTGTAAAACTGTTTGTGATTGCGGCTGTATAATAAGCAAACGGATTGTCCGACTTTGCTTCATTAAACTGTAAGCCTATCATTGCTAACTGTAATAATGCTTGTCCACGCATTTCGTCAATGTATGTGTAGCCTCTCCAGTTTGCTCTCTGGCTATATCTTTCTACTAGTTTGAGATACATTTTACCTAGTTCGTTTGTGATACTACCGTGCTCTACACTAAACTTACCA